GTGCGCTGGTGCGTAGCGAACGACATACACAGGTTCTATGTGTGGACCAGGTGGAAGCAGGTCAGGCAGCAGGTGTTGAAGATGGATCACAATGAATGCCAGAGGTGCAGAGAACATCACAGATACACAGCAGCCACGACAGTACACCATGTAAACTACGTGAAGAGACATCCTGAGATGGCTCTGGACATATGGTATGAGTGGCATGGAGTGAAGAAAAGAAACCTTATAAGCCTTTGCCATGAGTGCCATGAAGCAGTGCATGGTTACAGAAAACCGCAGAAGCAGGAACCGCTGACAGAGGAACGCTGGGACTGATACCCCCGGTCGAAAAATTTGCGATTTTTGGCGGCCGGCCGGAGACCGGTGGGTGGCCTCGACAAATCTGCGAAAGGTCGCACATGATGAAAAAATAAAAAAATAGGGGTGAAAAAATGGCCGAAAAAAAAGCGGATATATTAGAAAGCTTAAAAGAGCAGCTGCGAAAAAAACAGGCAGATATTTCCGTCTTCAAAGACCTTTTGGACGACTATATGACCCTCTATGATGTCAAAAAGAAGCTAAAAACAGATATAAAAAAGCGCGGAGTGACCTTTGAGACCACATCCGCAAGCGGGAAAGCAACGATTGTAAAACAGAACCAGTCGGTCAAAGATCTGGTTGCTGTCAACAAACAGATGCTGATGATTCTGGACAAGCTGGAGTTGACAACGAAAGAAACAATAAAGGGGGATGATGATGACGAATTGTGATCCACGCATAGAGGAGTTCATGGAGGCCGTAGAGTCTGAGAAAATCAGAGCTTCCAGGGAAGTCAAAGCACTGGTATCACACGTCAGAAGTTGTTTCAAAAACGAAGACATATACACAGACAGCGAACAGCTGACGAAATATATCGGGATCGCAAAATATTTCCCGTTTGAAAAGTTATTTCCCTGGCAGATTTTTGTCGTGGGACTGCACGATTGCACATACTGGAGGGTATCAAAGACTCCACGCTGGCCGGATCTTTTCTGTATGCTCGGAAGGGGTGCAGGAAAAGACGGAACAATAGCGTGGGAATCTGCCTGCCTGGTAAGTCCATATAACGGAATCAGGGCGTATGACGTAGATATTTGTGCAAATAACGAAGATCAGGCACTAAGACCCGTCAAAGACGTGGTGGAAGCTCTTGAAACGCCTGAACACACGAAAAAATTAAAAAAATTCTATTACTGGACATCCGAGAAGGTAGTAGGAACAGAAACGAAATCAACGATTCTGGGACGTACAAATAACCCATCCGGAAAAGACGGAATGCGCTCCGGCATGGTGGTGTTTAACGAGATTCACCAGTATCAGGATTACAAAAACATTGAAGTGTTCACAACCGGACTTGGAAAGAAACCACATCCACGCCGGTCCTACTACACCACACAGGGAGATATAAGAGAAGGACCGCTTGACGATATGCTTGGAACAGCAACGGACATTCTTTTTGATGATCTTCCGGATAATGGTATGCTGCCATTTATCTGCAGACTGGACAGTAAAGAAGAAGTATACGACGAAAAGAACTGGGAAAAAGCTAATCCGTCCTTGCCATACCTCCCGACATTAATGGGAGAAATGCGAAAAGAGTACAACGACTGGTTAGCGCATCCGGAACGTCTCACTGCATTTATGACAAAGAGAATGAATATCCCAAGCGGATCCACAGACATAAAAGTATGTTCGTATGAGAAAATAAAGCTCACGAACAGAGAAATACCGGATCTGTCAGGGTGGACATGCACATGCGGGATTGATTTCTCAAAGATTACGGACCTTGTTTCCGTAAATCTACATTTCAGAGACGAAAATATCAGATATGACATCAATCATTCATGGTTATGCAGTCAATCAAAGGACATTCCAAGGATAAAAGCTCCTCTGGAAGAATGGAGACGAAGAGGATTGCTGACAATGGTGGATGATGTGGAGATACATCCGGAGATCATCACTGATTATATTCAGGTGGCAATGATGAAATACTGCATAAAAGGAATTGCGATTGATGATTTCCGCTATGCTCTACTTGCAGCAGCACTCCGGGAAATCGGATTCGACGCAAAAGTGTATAAAAATTTAAAACTTGTACGTCCCTCAGACATAATGAGGGTTGCAACAGTAATAGATAGTTGCTTTGCAAATGACAATTTTATCTGGGGAGACAATCCAGTGCTCCGTTGGGGGACGAACAATACAAAAATGATCCCATACGGGCGAAAACCGGGAAAGAAAGATGATGCAGACATAGGAAACTATGTATACGGGAAAATTGAAGCAAAAAGCAGAAAAACAGACCCGTTCATGGCACTTGTTGCATCAATGGCGATAGAGGATATGATCCCATACGCACAAACGGCAGCAGTGCCTGATATTGGAGTAATGACTTACTGAAAGGGGGTGAGAAAGGTTGGGATTTTCATTCAGGAATCTGATACGGGGAAAGCCAGAACCAGAGCAGCCAGAACCAGAGCAGTCAGTTGAAAATGTGTCTCGAATTGAGATTGCAGACAATCCGATCGAGAGCATAATGACAGAAATTTATCTGAGGGAATTGGCTTTTCAGAGAGCGATTCAGATTCTTGCAAAAATGTTAGGAAAATGCGAGATTCGTACATTCCTGAATGGTGACGAAATATTCCGTGACGAATATTACACTTGGAACTACGAACCAAACAGAAACCAGAATAAACAGCAGTTTTTCGACAAACTGATCGAAAAAATGTTCAGAAATGGAGAGACGTTGGTTGTTGCTGGAATAGATGGACAGCTCTATGTGGCAGATTCGTTCTGTACAACCAGAAGCGCACTGTACGGGAACACGTATAGCCAGGTGCAGATTGATGATTACACTTTTCAGAGATCGTTTAGATCCACAGATGTTCTGTATCTGAAACCGAACTGGAAAAATGTAAATACGATTCTACATGGGTTATATGGATCCTATGCGAAGCTGATCCAGTACGGAACCAAGACTTTTATGCAGTCGCATGGCTCAAAAGGAACTCTGGACATATCAGCCGTAGCCCAGAACGCAAAAAACTTTGATGATACTCTTAAAAAATTGCTAAATGATTATTTTAAGACGTTTTTTGAAAGCGAAAATGCAGTTCTGCCACTGTTCGAAGGGTATACATTCACAGAAACGAACAGATCAAAGAATTACAATGAAACAACAACAAGAGACATAAAAGCACTGTATGATGATGTATTCGACTTTACAGCGAGGGCAATAGGAATCCCTCCGTCAATCCTGAAAGGGGACGTGCAGGACAACAGCAAGGCAATAGACGAACTACTGACTGTTGCACTGGATCCATTAGCCGGATCCTTAGAAAGCGAAATCAACCGCAAAAAATACGGGAAAGCCGTATTGAAGGGCAGCCGCTGCATGGTAGACACGTCACACGTTAAGCATGTTGACATATTCAGCAATGCGACGCAGATTGACAAGCTGGTACAGTCTGGAACGCATACGATCAACATGATCCTGCGCGCAATGGGACAGCCGCAGATTAATGAGGAATGGGCGAACCAGCATTTTATTACAAAGAATTACAGCACAGTACAGGATTTATTGAACAGCCTGGAAGGAGGTGGAGAAAATGGCGGGAATGGAAAAAACACAGAATAAAACAAATTACTGTTTTAAGCAGGCAGCAGATCCGGCGGTACATTTGCTATACATCTATGATGATGTATCAGCATATGGAGAATTTGACTGGAAAACATGGTCATATACCGAAAGCGAGACATCTGCGAAGTATTTCCGCGATCAGCTGGCAACAATTCCGGAAGACCATACGATTGAATTACATATCAATTCAAATGGCGGATCTGTAAAAGAGGGAGTAACTATCTACAACCTTTTGAAACAGTCCGGAAGCCGCGTAAAAGGAATCGTTGATGGTGTGGCGTATTCCGTAGCTTTTGTGATTTTACAGGCATGTGATGAAAGAATCATGGGCGTAGGAACAACAGCACTGATTCATGAACCATGGGTTACTGCATCCGGAAACGCAAGAGAACTGAGAAAGACAGCGGATGATCTGGACGTACTTACGGCAAGCAACCGGAAGATCTTCCTTGAGCGTTCAAATCTGGAAGAACAGCAGCTTGCAGATATGATGGAGGCAGAAACCTTCCTGACTCCGGATGATTGCCTGGAATATGGCCTGATCGACAAGGTAGAGGATTACGGACACGCGCCAGAGGGAGACACGACAAAAGAAGGAATGCAGAAACGTCTCCAGGAAGTTATGCAGCACATGAAAGATACGAAGTCTTTCAGAGAGCAGCTGGAACTTATGCAGAAAGGACAGAAACCCGAACCGGGAAAGAAACCGAAAGAACCAGAGAAACACACACTGCAGGGATTTCTGCAGGGATTCAAAAAAGGAGAGTAAAATGAAAAATAAAGATTTTGCCGCATTAAAGAGAACGGAAATCCTCAACAGAATGAACTCAGCTGTTGCGGAGAATGATTCAGAAGCGTTTTCAAAAGCATATCTGGAATTATGCCAGGACATTGAGGAGAACGTGCTTGAACAGGCGAAAGAGCTTGTAAATCAGAACGACATGAACGTACTTGCACAGAGAGGCGTGCGTCAGCTCACAAGCGCAGAAAGAGAATATTATGAGAAAGTAATTGACGCAATGAAATCTTCGGATCCAAAGCAGGCCCTCAACAATATTGAGACTGTTTTCCCGGAGACAATCATTGATTCTGTCTTTGAAGAACTGACAACAAATCATCCGCTGCTGTCAAAATTAAATGCAACAACTGTAACCGGTCTCACAAGAATGATGTTAAACACAAACGGAGAGCAGAAAGCAGCATGGGGCAAACTCAGCAGCAAGATCATTGAAGAACTGACATCCGGATTCAAAGAAGTAGACGTAACTCAGGATAAACTGAGCGCATTTCTGCCAGTTTCAAAAGCTATGCTTGACTTAGGCCCTGCATGGTTAGATAACTACGTGCGTCAGGTGCTCACAGAAGCTCTTGCAAATGGGCTTGAGTACGGAATCGTAAATGGTACCGGAAAAGACATGCCAATCGGAATGGCGCGTCAGGTAGGAGACGGAGTGAACGTTGTGTCTGGAGAATATCCGGAAAAAGAGACTATCAAAATGACAGCTCTTGATATGATCCAGCTTGGAAATGTTACATCTATCATGGCAAGAAACAGCAAAGGCCAGGCGAGGACAGTAGATAACCTGATTATGATTGTAAATCCGGTGGATTACTGGAAGCGAATCCTTCCGGCAACACGCGCAATGTCTCCGGACGGCGTATATGTTTCAACACTTCCGATTCCTCTGGAAATCATCCAGTCGGCAGCAGTTACAGAAGGAACTGCAGTATACGGAATGGCCGGAAAGTATTTCCTTGGCGTAGGAATGTCCAAAAACGGAAAGATTGAGTATTCAGATGAATACAGATTCCTGGAAGATGAAAGAGTATATCTTATCAAGTTATATGCTCACGGATTCGCACTGGACAACAATGCTTTTGTCGTTCTTGACATTACAGATCTGCATCCGGTTCGCTTCGAGGTTGTAAGCAAACAGGAGGAGCATGTAGATAATGCACTGCTGTCTGATCTGAGAATTGGAGGATTAACTCTCTCACCGAAATTTGACAGCGACACAAACACATACACAGCAAAAACAACAACTGCAACAAACACAATCACAGCGTTCCCGAAATCAGGAACAGCAGCGATTGAAATTACTGCAGGATCCAGTAAAGTAACAAACGGCGGAAAGATCACATGGAACACTGGAGCCAACACCGTAACTGTTAAAGTTACAGACGGAGAACAGACAAAGACATACACCGTAACTGTAACAAAGGAGTGATAAAATGAGTGCTATGTCAGAAAATGATTTATCAAAACTTCTGGAGGATGTCAGAAACTATCTGGACATCACCTGGGACGATCCAAAAGGAGATGAAAAGCTCCAAGGAATGATAAAAAGAGGCATGGCATCATTAGCCGGAAAAATAGGGGAGTGCGATTTCCTGGGGGATACTCAGGAAAGGACACTCCTTTTTCAGCTTGTAATGTATGAGTATTCTGGAGAACTGCAGCAGTTTTGGGAAAACTACAAAAGTGAGGTTATTGGACTGCAGATAGCAAAGAAGGTGGAAGAATATGCCAAGAGCCAGGCGTAAACAGTTTGAAACGTTTACAGATGGGATACTCAGTATCTGCAAAACAGAAGACAGGGTGATTGTAGATACCAAGCTCAAAGACATTCGTTTCGGAAATCGCACAATCGGAGAGAGACGATATTTTGACGCACAGACAGCAGGAAATAAAATAACAAAATTGTTAAGTATTCCGGCAGCAGTGCTGAACAGGGAAGATATTGAAGCTCTTGACATTGTTATCATTGATTCACAAAGCGGCTGGCTCTGGGATCCATTCGATTTTGAGAGAGATGAGATTATCAATGAACATAATCCGGCAATGTACAAAATAGTGCAGATTCAGGAGAAATTTGACGCTGCACCACCTGCAATATATCTGTCACTGGAAAAAATCGTACAGTTGTATAAAGACAGGAGGGGCGACAATGGCGGATAGTATCAGAATTGATGATCTGGCAGCAGAAATAAATCGCCTTGTTGAAGACTATGGAAAACAATGCACTGAGACAACGAAGGAATGCGTAAATAATGTTGCAAAAAAGACAGTATCAAAGCTAAAACAGACATCCCCGGTAAATACCGGAAAGTATAAAAAAGGATGGAAGAAAACTGTTGTGAAAGAAAATTCTACAAGTTTAGTTATTGCGATCCACGATAAAAAATACTCCCTGGTGCATTTGCTTGAAAAAGGACACCAGAAAAGAGGGGGCGGAAGGGTAGCTGCAATCAAACATGTAGAACCTGCAGAACAGGCAGCAATAGCAGAGCTGGAAAGGGAGATCACGTCAAGGCTATGATGTCAGTTGAAAATATCAAAGAAATGTTGAATGAAATCGGCTTGCCATATGAATACGATCATTTTTCAACTCATAACTGGATAGAGCCGCCCTTTATCGTATGGAGGATTCCGGAAAGTGATAATTTTCATGCGGACGGAATTACATACGCAAAAATCGACGTTCTGAATATCGAATTGTATTCAGACGAAAAGGACTGGAACAATGAAAAGAAGATAGAGGACATCCTGGATAAGTATGGAATCACATACGATAAGACGGGAGAATATCTTGACTCAGAAAAAATGTACGAAGTTTTATACGAAATGGAGGTATAAAGATGGGCAAAAAAGATAACAAAGTTAAGTACAATCTTAAAAACGCACATTACGCATTACAGAACGAAGGAGAAGATGGAACAATTACTTTTGAAGTCCCGAAAGCGATTCCGGGATCTGTATCCATATCACTTGACGCAAATGGAGATATTTCACCGTTCTATGCAGACGGAATCCAGTATTATGTGTCAGCTGCAAACAACGGATATGAAGGAGATGCAGAATTTGCATTAATTCCGGATTCTTTCAGACAGGATGTCCTGAAAGAAAAGAAGGACGAAAAAGGTGTGCTGCATGAAATCAGTGATTCTACGGATACACAGAAATTTGCACTTCTGTTTGAATTTGATGGAGATCAGAAAGGAATTAGACGAGTTCTCTATAACTGCACAGCTACCAGACCGTCAATCGAATCCGAGACGAAAGAAGATAGTATTGAACCTGGCACAGAAACAATTACGATCAGCAATGCTCCACTTCCGAACGGACGGGTAAAAGCTCAGACAACGGTAGACACAGACGACACTGTATACAGCGGATGGTATAAGACAGTGTACTATCCAGAAACAATCACAGAAGCAACGCAGGCTGTTAATGTAGATAAAAAAGCCGCAGGAGAATAAGGATGCTGACAAAAACAATTAAAATTGATGATAAAGAGGTGCTTTTTGCCGCTTCTGCTGCAATTCCGAGAATTTATCGGATTCAGTTCCGGAGAGATATTTTTCAGGACATGGCAAAAATTGAAAAGTCCGTAAAAAAATCACAGGATAAGCAGACTGAAACGAAGGTGTCCGAGTCGGACATCCCTATCGAGGATTTAGAGATGTTCGAAAACGTCGCATTCGTAATGGCAAAACACGCAGCACAGAAAAAGGGACAGGATTTCCCGGAAGATGTATACGACTGGTTAGATCAGTTTGATACATTTTCAATTTATACAATTTTCCCGGAGATTGTAAAACTCTGGAACCTGAACCAGCAGACACAGGCAGAAGCAAAAAAAAACTTCGACCAAGTAGCCGGGAAATGACGACACCTCTATTCCTTCTCAGGTGCGCGCAAGTTGGAATAAGTATCCAGGATTTAGACCTTCTGACAGTAGGTCTTGTCCTGGATATTTTTACGGAAAAAAATAACGACGACTATAAATGGCCGAAAATGGCAACTCAGGAGGATATGGATAAATTCTAAACGGAGGTGATAATTTTTGTCCAAAGGCCGCGACATAAGGGGACTTACGATTGAAATTGGCGGCGATACCACAGGACTACAAAATTCACTTAAAAATGTAAATTCACAGATAAAGACCACACAGGCACAGCTGAAAGATATAAACAATCTGCTGAAACTGGATCCTACGAATGTGGAATTATTACAGCAGAAACAGAAAGCACTTGCTGACGAAATCGAAAGCACGAAAGAAAAGCTGGAAACCTTAAAGACTGCAGAGCAGCAGGCGCAGCAGCAGTTCGCAGAGGGAAAAATCTCCCAGGAACAGTATGACGCTCTGAAAAGAGAAATCATTGCAACCGAGGAGAGTTTGAAGTCTCTGGAAAATGAAGCGAAGAATGCACCTACTCAGATGCAGCAGTCGCTTGATGGTCTGAATGCAAAAATAAATACTACACAGACAGAACTCAAAGAAATTGATAAGCTGCTGAAACTGGATCCTACGAATACGGAACTGTTGCAGCAGAAACAGAGAGCACTGTCTGATGAAATCGGAAACACAAAGGAAAAGCTGGAACTTCTGAAAAACGAAGAAGGGGAAGTACAGCAGAAATTCCAGGAGGGAAAAGTATCCCAGGAACAATATGAAGCCCTGAAAAGGACAATCATAGAAACGGAACAGAGCCTGCAATCACTTGAGAATGAAGTTGGATCAGGATCTGCAAAACTGGCCGAGATTTCTGAAACATCCGGGAAAATAGGGGAGTCGCTAACATCTGCCGGAGAAAAAATGCTTCCGGTTACGGCAGCAGTGACAGGACTTGGAACAGCAGCAGTAAAGACTGCGGCAGATTTTGACAGCTCTATGTCCAATGTGGCCGCAATATCCGGATCATCTGCGGAAGACATGGATAAGTTGCGAGAGCGCGCAAGAGAGATGGGAGCACAGACAAAATTCTCTGCAAAAGAAGCCGGAGACGCAATGGGATACATGGCAATGGCCGGATGGGACGCACAGCAGATGTACGACGGCCTCCCTGGCATAATGAACCTTGCGGCAGCATCTGGAGAAGACCTTGCAACTACGTCAGATATTGTTACAGACGCGCTCACAGCCTTCGGAATGGAGGCAGAAGATAGTTCTCATTTTGCGGATGTATTGGCACAGGCGTCATCCAGCGCTAATACGAACGTTGGAATGATGGGAGAAACATTCAAGTATATTGCACCGGTAGCAGGTGCGCTTGGATATAGCGCAGAAGATGCAGCAGTCGCTATCGGCCTTATGGCGAACAGCGGAATCAAAGCGTCGTCAGCCGGAACACAGTTGAGATCATCCCTGACAAACATGATAAAACCGTCAAAAGATGTTGGAGACGCAATGGAAAAGTGGGGATTCTACGCAACAGAAGCCGCAACCGCCGTAGATCAGGCAAAAGTTGATAAGCAAATGCTCAGGGTGCAGAAAGCATCACTTGCAGCGGATAAAGCACAGCAGGCATACAATGATGCGGTGTCAAAATACGGAGCTGAGTCAACAGAAGCTTCAAATGCTGCAGCAACGTTGGAAATAAAGCAGACGGAGCTTGCAAGTGCAAACGAAACCCTGACACAGTTGCAGGAAGGAACCACGCAAAACGTAAGACTGTACAACAAGGCTTTACAGAACGAAGATGGCAGCATGAAATCTCTCAAAGAAACCATGGATTTCTTGAGAGAAGCAATGGGAAATATGTCAGAAGCAGAACAGACCCAGGCCGCAACAGCTATTTTCGGGAAAGAAGCCATGTCCGGAATGTTGGCCATCATCAACGCATCAGATGCAGATTACGAAAAGCTAATCAAGAACATTGATAATTGCGACGGAGCCGCGGAGAATATGGCTGAAACCATGCAGGATAATCTTTCTGGACAGCTTACAACTTTGCAGAGTGCCTTGCAGGAGTTGGCAATAGCCTTCGGAGAAATCCTGATGCCATACATCAGAAAAGCGGCAGAGGTTATTCAAGGGTTTGTTGAAAAGCTCAATGGAATGAGCGAAGGACAGAAGAAAGTAGTTGCCACAATTGCACTGATAGTCGCCGCGATTGGTCCGTTGCTGATAATGGTTGGAAAAGTTGCAACCGGAATATCTGCAATTACAGGACTGTTTTCTAAGATGAAAACTTTAACAACAATAACGAGTATTATTGGAAAGCTAAAAGGTGCTTTTACCGCACTGTTTGGAGTAATAGCCGCAAACCCGGTTATTGCTGTCATAGCCGCGATTGTGGCAGCTCTGGTATTGCTGTACACAAAATGCGAATGGTTCCGGGATGTAGTAAATGCAGTTGTACAAAAAATTGTGTCATTTTTTACAGAGACAATACCGCAGGCATGGAGCACACTGATGGACTTCCTTTCAGGAGTTCCGGAATGGTGGTCTGGAATCTGGCAGCAGGTATCAGACTTTTTCATGCAGATATGGAATGGAATTGTAAACTTTTTTACCGTAACAATACCGCAGGCATGGAACAGCGTTGTTACATTTTTTGCAGGTGTTCCGGCATGGTGGTCCGGTATCTGGCAGCAGGTATCAGATTTCTTTACAAATATCTGGACGACAATGATGCAGAATCCGGTTATATCCGGAATTGTGACAACGATCACAACGCTATGGCAGAATGCAGTTAATACACTGCAGAACATCTGGCAGGGACTTGTGACGATTGCACAGGGCGCATGGGAGTTGTTGAAAAATACAATTCTTGCACCGGTGATCTTACTGATCGACCTGGTAACAGGTAACTTTGATAAACTCAAAACAGACGCATCAAATATCTGGACAAATATCAAAGACGCAGCGCAAACAATATGGACCGGAATTAAGCAGGTTGTCTCCACTCTGGCAAAAGGACTTGTTACCGCAGTCACAACACTATTTACAGGGTTCCGGGACGCAGTGTCAAAAATATGGGATTCTGCTTCTCAGGCAGCATCAAAAGCATGGACAGCAATAAAAGGATTCGTTGTCAACAATGCGAAAAAGCTGAAAGAAAGTGCAACGGAAGCAATCCAGAATTTGAAGGACAGAGCCTCAGAATACTGGGATAACATCAGAGAGAGAACGTCCGAAACGTGGCAGAACGTAAAGGAAACAGTTATACAATACGCCGGAAATATGAAAGACAGAGCTGTTGATACATTTAACAGCGTTGTATCTGGAATATCTGGAGCACTGTCAGGTGTATATTCCGCTGTTGTAAATGGATTTTCCAGCGCGATCAGTTATATTACGGGATTACCAGGGCAGGCGGTTCGCTGGGGACAGGATTTCGTGAATGGTATTGCAAACGGAATCAGGAGCTGCATAGGTAACGTAACGAATGCAGTATCGAACGTAGCAAACACAATAAGATCATGGTTGCATTTCTCAAGACCGGATGAGGGTCCGTTACATTACTATGAGGAATGGATGCCGGACTTTATGAAAGGCCTTGCGACAGGAATTGAAAAGAGCCAGGGACTTGTTGCTGACGCAATGAAAGATGTTCAGATGGATATGCAGTTAGATACAAGTTCAATGAAACCAGCTAATAATCTGAACAAAACAGATATTACCGGAATAACCGGAATGCTGGCACAGCTGATCCAGGTAATGAGCGCAGGACAGGAGATCTATTTTGACAACAGAGAATGGGCTGGAAAACTTGCACCCGCAATAAATACAGAGCTTGGAAGAATAGCAAAGGAGGCGGCGTATAGATGAATAATGTATTAACAATAAAAGCAACAATTACAGTTGAAAATACAGGGAAAGTCATTGATACGCTGGACGACTGGGGATGTGCGATTGGAAATAACAATTACATCAAAGAGCCGGACGTAGAAACATATTACATTGATATTCCAGGTACAGACGGATTTCTGGATGGATCGGAAGCGATAACAGGAAGAACAATCTATAAATCAAGAGAAATTGATATTTTGCTTGGGGGAAAGAAACCAAGGGAAGATTGGGACAGCTTTATCTCAAACATTCGAGGACAGCTGCATGGAAAGAATGTGAGAGTAACGTTTTCGAATGATCCGGCGTATTTCTGGACCGGCAGAGCATATATTACAGACTTTGACCGTTCCAGAGAGGTGGGACAATTTCATTTAAGTATTCCAAAAGCAGATCCGTACAAATATTCCCTTGCGGATTCAACAGAGGACTGGCTCTGGGACCCGTTTGATTTTGAAACAGGTGTAATAGACCAGGGAGCCGGAATTACAATTTCCGGCTCTGGATCATACACAGTATGCGCCGGAGATATTGCAATAGTGCCGGTACTGAATGTGAAAAGCATAGGTTCAACCGGATTAAAGGTTACAGGATGCGGAGAAACATACACACTGACGCTTGGAAGAAACAGATTTCCGGATATTGTTGTATTTGGAACAGATGAAACCCTGGAATTTTCGGGATCCGGAACACTGGATATTGTTTACAGGAGGGGATCATTGTGATTTATAAAATTAAATTAGATGGAAAAGTCCTGTATTATCCAGGGGACCGGCAGGCAGCAGTTATCAATCCAGAACTGGATTTACAGACTGGATATGCGGGGGAACTTACTTTAAAGGTTCCACCGTTAAATCCACTATACGGAGAAATCCACAACAGAAAAAGTATGGTTTCTGTATACAGAGGAAATACAGAAATTTTTTACGGAGAAGTCCGCACACGCGAGAAAGACCGATTTAAGAACCAACCGGTGAAAGCAACCGGAGCATTGTCTTTCCTTGCTGACAGCATACTGCCACAGCAGGAATGGCACGATATATCCCCACGAGATCTGTTAGACGCATGGTTACAACTTCACAATAATCAGGTGGAAGACAGAAAAAAGATATATACAGGAGTCGTAACGATCCACGACAGTAATGATTCTTTGTACAGAATTACAGACAGAGAGAACACACTGGAAGCAATCCGGGATAAATTAGTTGACCGCCTGGGAGGATACCTGCGGCTCAGGCACGAGAACGATAAACTGTATCTTGACTGGCTGACTATTCAGGAATACGGAAAATATTGCGAACAGCCTATACAATTCGGGGAAAACCTGATGGATTATTCAGAGACAATGACAGCAGATGATGTTATCACAGCTCTGATTCCGCTGGGGGCAGCAATCGAACAGGAAACAGACGAAAACGCATCCGAATTTGAACGACTTGAAAAAAATGTTGATATTACATCAGTAAATGATGGAAAAGACTACATATACAGTAAAGAAGCAGTTGAAAATTTTGGCTGGGTATGGAGAACAGAAAAATGGGACGACGTATCAGTTCCGGCAAACCTGTTAAAGAAAGCAACTGAATTTCTGACAAGTAACCAGTATGAAAGTCTTGTTATTTCGCTGACTGCCGTAGACCTGTCTTTATTCGGACAGGATTACGATTCGTTTGACATAGGGGACAGAGTGCTTTGCAATGCAATTCCATACGGAATGAAGAAAGTTCTTCCGGTTATGGAAATGAAAATACCATTGCAACAGCCAGATCAGGCGCAGCTGACACTTGGAGAAAACCTGCAGCAGTCTTTTACAGATCAGACATCCGGAACATTCACACAGATCAGACAAGAGGCAACAGACGCAGGCAGAGTTCAGACAGAATGGATGAAGTCTGCAATTGATAACCTTACGAAGCAAATGACGGGAGCGAAAGGTGGATATAAGCTCACCGAATTTGATGAAAACGGTCTCTGGCTCAGAGATCTGTACATGGACGCACCGGATAAAAACCAGGCGACAAATATACTGCAGATAAACAAAAATGGAATCGGAGGTTCGCACAATGGTTATGCCGGTCCGTATACCGTCGGCATGACTTTAGACGGAACCATTCTGGGAGAGAGAATCCTTGCCGGTTCGATTAAAACAGAAGCTCTGTCAACAGAATGCAAAAATTACATTGAAACAAAAATATCGGACGGGGATTCAGAAAACAAAAAAGCAATATTAAAAGAGGTCACAACGTCCATAAAAGCCATGGATGGGAAAATAACTCTTTCTGTATCAAGCCTGGAGCAGCAGTTGGAAAGGAAATCCGGAAACTGGTATGGAAATTATGAACCTACCTCCGGAAACAATCCGGCCTCAGCCTGGACAACTGATGAATTGAGACAGGAGCATGAAAGAGATCTCTTTTTCAATACCACAACTGGCTATGCTTATCAGTATCAGAAAAATGGTAGTAATGAGTATGGATGGGTAAGGGTAAAAGATAAGGACATTGAAGCAGCTCAGAGTACAGCAGAATCTGCGCTTTCCAAAATCGAGGTCCAGGAAGGACTTATAACTGCAGAAGTGTCAAGAGCAAAAGGGGAAGAGGAAAAGCTCAGATCAGCGATCACAATGACTGAGACAAGCATTCTTTCAACGGTCTCAAAAACATATGCAACACAAGAAATGGCAAACAAGCTCTATGCAGATGCAGTTCAGGAGGGACAGGAAGCGGCAGACTCCGCAGAGAAAAACGCCAAAGACGATACTGATACAAAACTGAAAAACTATTCCACAACAGTTGAAATGAATAGTGCGATCAGTCAGGCAGCAAACGGAATTTCTCTGGAAGTATCAAAAAAGTATGCTACTACTGGACAACTAGAAGAAAAGTACACGGACGCAGTAAAAGCCGGGCAGGATGCGGCAAACGCTGCGGAAAGTAATGCTACAAAAGCAGGGCAAACTGCTGCAAGTAATGCAGAAACAAATGCCACAAAAGCGGGACAGGCGGCAGCAGATCAGGCCGAAAAGAATGCAAAAGCAGACACAGACACAAAATTGCTGAATTACTCAACGACGCTGGAAATGAACAGTGCAATCAAACAAGCGGCAGACAGCATTTCCCTTGAAGTATCAAAGACCTACACAACAACAGTGCAGGTGGAAGAAAAATACAATGCAGCAGTAAAAGCCGGACAGGATGCGGCAAACGCTGCGGAAAGCAATGCTACAAAGGCAGGACAAAACGCTGCGAATAATGCTGAAAAGAATGCAAAAGCAGACACAGATGAAAAACTGAAAAGCTACTCGACAACGGAACAAATGACGGCGGCTATCAAAATGGCGACGGATAACATCACTCTTGAAGTGACTACGGTACGTCAGGCAGTGTCAGAAAAAAATGGTAATTTCTACGGGAGCAAAATACCGACAACATCAAATGAACCAGCGTCCTCCTGGACAAGCGACGATTTAAAGTCACTGCACATAGGAGATATTTACTATGATATCACAACCGGATATGCGTACAGATATACATATAAGGTTCCTGGATTAAAGATCACATTTTCATCAGACTCCAGAACGGAAAGCGTAAATTATGATTATGTAAAGATTTATTACAGTGATAACGGAACAATGAAACTTGCAGCGAAGCTGGGAGGAACTGACATTGCTGGTGCATCTGTTTTTGTTCCATCCTCAGAATTTTATGTGTACTGGCATACAGACGGTTCAAGCGATAGCTTCTACGGCTTCGCTATAGCGTCAGTTACCGGAACAACCGGAGAAACATCAGGAGCAACAATTGAGAGTTTGCCGAGTTACACTGCAACTGAACTGACAAAAGGGACATATCCAGAAAGTCCGAATCATGGAAGCTACGGAAACAATATAAATCTGCTATGGAAATGCTCCGGAACAACATCAGGAAGCAAAACGGCATCCTGGGAAAGAATCCAGGATCAGGATATTAGTGTTGCAAAAGCTCAGGCAGATGCAGCACAGACAACAGCAAACACTGCAAAGAATACAGCTGACACCGCAAAAAGTACGGCCGAAACTGCAATATCCAGGATCACAGTTGCAGAAAACTCGATCACGTCAGAGGTTTCCCGTGCGAAAGGTGCGGAAAGTACTCTCAGCTCCCGAATCACGCAGACAGAGACGGAAATAGAGTCGAAAGTATCTGCTGGAGAAATTGCATCATCAATTAACCAGACAGCGCAGAGCGTTAAGATTAACGCATCAAAAATTAACTTCAACGGTTTGGTTACTGCGAATACTTATTTTAAAATTAACACAGACGGTTCATTTGCAGCGAAGAAAGGAACTATCGGAAATTTTACGGTTACAAGCGGAAAAATAACCACCGGATATGCAACGTTAAGTATGCGATCACATGCTTTCATTTTTAATGGAGGGTTAGAGATACATACGGGTACTTCAACGTTTTCGGATGGTTCTGACGCATTTAAAGTATTTAATCTTTCCCATGTGACATCTGGAGGCCATATGGTATTTGCAAAAGACGGAGCAACAGTGGCTTATTTGTCATCATCATCCAAGCGATATAAAGATCATATTGCAAACATGACATTAGATGAAGCGAAAAGAATGCTGAATGTTCCAGTGATATGGTTTAAATACAAAGAAAATTATCTCAGTCCAGAAGACTGGTTAAACGGAAAGAAAATACCGGGATTTTATGCAGAAGACATATACAGCATTTTCCCGGAAGCGGCACAGTTAAATGAAAAAGGAGAACCGGAAGACTGGAACTTTCGTGTATTAATTCCGGTAATGCTTAAACTGATTCAAAATCTCTATGAGGAAAAGGAGAAAACAGCATAATGAATGAAGTAAAAGAAAAGGACAATAAAGAAACTATTAAGGAAGAAACAAAGGTGTCCGAGTCGGACACAGAAGAAAGCACCGCACAGGAACAGAAAGAGGATAATAATACAGTAGAGAAAGCAGTAGAAGCCCCTCCGTTGGGGGCAATCCTGGACAAAAGAACAGAAGAAATTCGAAACGTAGTATTCGGAGCAATGGCACAGTACGGAATACCTGCGTCATTAATGGATTACATGCTCACTTCCGTCCTGGCAGAAGTGAGAGACTTGAAGTCAAAAGAATATTCAAATAGCCTTGTAAATAAGGGGGAATAAAAGTGGCAAATGTAAAAAAATACACAGATCAGATTGCAAAAGCACAAAAAGGGCGAGATGTCAGAGATTCGATTGTTAATGCAATAAATGCAGTATCAGATGAAAACAACGAATACAATCAGGTTAAAGCTGACATTCTTTCAGCGCAGTCTGATATTACGGAGAAAGTAAAAAAGAACGAACAGACAGAACAGAAATTTGCAGCAGATGTAAAAAAGGCGGAAGAGTTAAAACAGGGACTTGATACAGACATCACCTATGGAACAGCGCTCAAGAGCCAGCTGGATGCTGCAGTTAAAACGGCAGACGCCAGTAAAAAGAACCTGGACGCATCAAACGCAACTGCAGGACAGACAGAAAACTCTCTGAACAGTTCTATTGACATTGCAAATACTTTAAACAAGGCACTTACAGCAGACATCACCCAGGGAACGGATTTAAAAACTGAGTTAGAATCAGACATCACCTATGGAACAGCGCTCAAGAGCCAACTGGACACTGCAGTTAAAACAGCAGACACAAGTAAGAAGAACTTAGACGCTTCCAACACGGCAGCGGGCAAAACCAAAGCTGCCTTGGATACATCAAACACAACAGCAACCAAAACAAAAACAGATCTGGATGCAACAAATAAGACCGCAACAAGCCTGGATACATCTCTGGGAACTAAAATTACAGAGGGAACACAGCTGCAAGAAGATCTCCAGGAAACCGGAGAGACTGCGGTAAACAACATTCAGGCAGAAGCAAATAAACAGATCCAGAATATTACTGCAGCTGGCGGAGGGATTGAAAACGCATTATCAAACTTTTTTGCCCTCCGCAGGACTGGAAAAGTATATACAACGAGAATCTACAAGTATGACACTTCTACCAGTCCAACAGGCGTGAAACTGAATGACAACGAGGGACTTGTGAGAAAACCGTCTACAAATACTGTGATCGGGCAGGACGATTACAGAGAGATTGGCGTATTCATGCACTTTCCATGTAATTTTACCGTAGATAATAAAGGCTTTAACCATGTAACTGCACTGCAGGGACAACCGGATTTTAGGAAAACTGGAAAGGTGGATGTCGGAGAGGTCACAATGTCCGCATGGGTTGGAATCACAGACAATCCTGAGTATGTAGATTATCATTATTCAGACAGTCCGAACGAAGCCCTTGGCCTTAGACCAATGGGAGAGTCAATTAATCCAGACGGAACAATTTCACCTTTTATGATCCACGGAAAATACGGAGCCGGAGACATTGATGGAGTGCCGTACAGCTCCGCTGGATTGATTCTGGCAAACGGAAGCCAGAAAGGAGGAAAACCAGTATCATACACAGGGCTGATCGCATACATGAGAAAGAAAGGCTCAATGTACGTGGGAACAACAAACTGGGATCTCTTTTACAAACAGCTCATGATGATTATTTTATATGCAACAACGAACAGCCGAAGCGTTATGGCTGGATGTAATTCTTATTCAATGCAGGAAATGGCAGCAGTTGCAGAAACCGGAGTAACAAGAGTAATTCTCCCAAAAGCAAAAGCCAACAATTATATTGTTGGGTCTTATGTATCTGTCGGGGATATTGGTTCAAATACAAATAAAGATAGATATTACGCATACATGCACAACCTCGCATATGACGTGAAGATCTTGAAGATTGAACCGGTAGACGATACAAATTCTGCAATATATTTGGACACAGAACCATTCAACACGACATTAACGACCTGCATCTCAACAATGCCATGGCGGACCGGCTCAACCGACAGCGTGCTTGGATCAGATGGATCACCGTTCTCAAATACAGATAACAAGAATCCATTCAAGATCCAGGGAATCGAAACCGGATACGGTGCTTATGAAGTCCTCAGTAATGTATTTATGGATATTGTTACAGATGAAGACGGAACACCAAAGAGAGACGTATACATCTGTATGGATGCGTCACTGCTTACAACGGATATGAATGCAGCAAAGACACGATACAAGAAAGTAGCGGCTCAGGTAACATACACAGCAGCATCATGGAAATACATCTCAAAATGCTTTGTTGATCCAGCCCTGGGAATCATGGTACCGACGGAAACAAAAGCCGGAAGTACAACAGGATTCTGCAATGGACTGTATACAGATTCAGGCACGAGCGGCCAAAGAGAATGGCTGTCCCTGGGCCATCTGTGCCTTGGCGCGTTTTACGGCCTCTGGGTTCTGCCTGCGGGCCTTGGCGTTGGCGTTGCGGTCTGGTATATCGTTTCCGGCGTTTCACCGAACGGCACACGGGGTGAATGGCAGGCGGCAGCCTGACAGAGGGGCTGTCCCCTCTATGTAACTGATAACTAATCAACTTCGAAAAAGCAGAATAGCAATAAATTACGGACTTGTAACACGAGGTAGCGGTTCCTGTTCCCTGGCTGTCCCTGGGCAATCTGAGCCTTGGCGCGTTTTACGGCCTCTGGGTTCTGCATGCGGGCCATGGCGTTGGCGATGCGAACTGGAATATCGTTTCCGGATTTTCTTGAAAATGATTTGATATTTGTGTTACATTTCGCTCCGCAGGACGGAGCCTGCTTCGACAGCGTGGGGCATCACCGAAATTTGATTGAAGCCGAACCTTGTGATCGGGAGCATAGGAGCCTGGGACAAGGACCATGAATGCAGTTGATTCATGCGTGGGGTGAGTAGAAAAACCGAAAACCCCTTATATCAAGAAACGAATGAAACGGTATTGTAAAAATATAACATTAGATCAGAACTTTATAACCGCATGTATCTATGAATGTCTGAGCGATAAATGGAACCGTATGGATACAGCCCGATTTCTGGCAAACTATACGAATATTATTACAGCCAGGCAGATACACAGGATTATAAAAGAAAACTTTAAAGACTGGTTACATAATTTAGTCTGCACAGCAGCGGCAGGAATGGAAGAAGAAATAAAACTCAGAAAAGTATCTTTTGATCCTATAAAGACAAGCGCAAGGCTGGATGGAAATTCAGGGAAAGTAAGAGATATAGGTGTTGAGTGCATAAAACAGCAGATATACGATTATGTAGCCACAAACGGCTTAAAAGAATTATTTGTAAGAAAAGTAGGAACTTATCAATGTGCGAGCATTCCAGGGAGAGGACAGATCTATGGAAAAGAAGCAATTGAAAATTGGATCCGCAAGAATCCGGGCAAGACCAGAGTAGCAGCAAAGGGAGATGTCCGGAAATGCTATCCATCCATCAACAGGAGAAAAATGAAAAGAATGTTAGAGAAGCAGGTCAGAAATGAGGACCTGCTTTATTTGACTTTCGTTTTAATTGACTCATTCGATCAGGGGCTGTCAATCGGATCATACTTGAGCCAATGGCTCTGTAATTATTATCTGAGTGCAGCTTATCATTATGCTGCTGAAAAGCTGTTCAAGAGGAAGAAACACCGAGACGGAACAACAGAAGAAATCAGGCTGATTAATCATGTATTGTTCTACATGGATGATTTCATACTGATCGGAAGTAGAAAGGCAGACGTAAGAAAAGCAATGAAGCTCCTGGTTAAATACATGAATGAGTATTTAGATCTGACGGTAAAACCAGACTGGAAGCTGTTCCAGATCGACTGGATAGGCAAAGAGGGAAAACATCATGGAGAACCTATTGATATGATGGGATTCAAAATATATCGGGACCACACAGAGGTAAGACGGAGCATTTTCCTGAGAGGACGCAGGGCATTTGTAAAAGCCGGGAAGTATGCGGAGAAAGGAAAAGCGATACCATTAGATCTTGCGTACCGGTGTATAGCATATTACGGATGGTTCAAACATTCCGACTCTGAATATTTCAGAGAAAAGTATAACGTAGATAAGATATTTGAGAAAGCGAAAAGGAGGGTAAGTCGTGAAAGCAAGATTTACAGAAAAACAGGATCCTGTAACTTGGAATGCGCTGCCTGATGGAAACGTGGATGTAATGATATGTCTGAATGAAAAGACTGTTACAGAAACTTATCCGGATACGGATCCGGAGACAGAACAGACAGTATTCGAATATGATTTTAACCAGTTCCGGGAAAAACAGGAGAAGATCTCAGAGGAAACTGTAAGAGCATCACCGGAAAAATATCTGAAATATATTCCGGAGAAAGAAAAAAGCACTGAACAGAAATTTGCAGAACAGGCAGAACGGATCGAAATGTTGAAAGACTGCCTGCTGGAAATGAGCGAACAGGTTTATGCGTAGAAATTTAATTATTTTATTGTTAAGCAAAGGAGATAAAGAAATGATGGCAAAATTATGGGTTACTGAAATTTTAAGTAAAGATACTATTGAGGAAGCAAAAGAGGAATACAACAGAGTTCCACGCCTGTTAAAAGAAAAGGTGAAAAAATTACTCATTGATGCAGGTATGGAGGAAATTACTGAGTAATCGGGAAGCATGACTAAATTACAAATTATTAGCAGGCAATGGTCCTCTATTTATGATTTACTGCTGTATATTCAAGACAAAGAGAAAGCAAAGCCTCTGGAGGATATACAGCAAGATTTAGATATAATTGAGTATTCCTGCCGCAAATATGCAGACGTAGATGATGAGGAAATAAGCATGGAAAATGAACAGATTTCAAGAGCAGAGCATGAGGAGTTCCGCAAAAGAATTGAGGCAGAAGACAACCGACAGAACAGACGGATTGAAATTCTGGAAAACAGTGTTCAACAGCTCCAGGAATTAGTTACATCTGTACAGACGCTTGCAAACAACATGGAGAACATGGTGAAAGAGCAGGGACAGCAGAGTGCAAGACTGGAAGCTCTTGAGTCAAGAGACGGGGAAAAGTGGCGGACAGTAACAAGTTACTTATTAACAGCTATATTAGGTATTGCAGTTGGAATTATTGCAAAACAGTTTGGATTATAAGGAGGAGCAAAATGTTTAAAAATTGCGTATTTAAGCCAAGCGTAGACACAGTGAAATGGTGGAAGAAAGCAGGAATCAGAGCAGTAAAGACAATGGCACAGACTGCAGTGGGCGTGATCGGAGCCGGAAGTGTGATCTCTGCAGTGGACTGGAAGATGGTTGTATCGTCTGCAGTAGTGGCCGGAGTTGTAAGTCTGCTCACAAGCGTCGCAGGAATCCCGGAAGTAGAGGCAGACGAAAACCTGAACAACTTGTTTTCTGATGGAACAAAATAATTTTGCACAGCCCGGTATAATGCCGGGCTTTTTCTGGAGGTAAAAATGGAAATCAAAGGAATTGACGTTTCCGCCTGGCAGAAAAATATCGACTGGAAAACAGTTGCGGATTACGGTATGGGGTTCGCTATTCTCCGGATCACGGAAGCCGGGAACGTTACAGATAATTATTTTGAAAAAAATTATGCAGCGTGCCAGGAATATAACATTCCAACAGGAGTATATAAATACTCTTATGCAATGACAATCACAGAGATTGAGTCAGAAGCGCAGAAAATTATTTCTGTGTTAGCTGGACGGAAATTGCAATTTCCAGTTTGGTTAGATCTTGAGTGGAACAATCAGAGAATACTTGGAGCTGAAAGTCTCCACAAAATGACAGAAGCATTTGAAAAGATTATTGTTAATGCAGGATATAAGTTCGGAATCTATTGTAATGTAGACTGGTACGAAAATGTAATATGCAGCCATTTGAAAAAGTATGAATTTTGGATAGCAAGCTATCCACAAAACGATAACGGAACATTACAGGAACGCCTGCGTCCAGACTTCGGAGTAGGATGGCAGTACTCAAGTAAAGCAAAGATACCGGGGATCGCCGGAACGGTAGACAGAAATGCGTTCTACAAAGACTATGCTGTACAGGAAGGAGGAACCAACATGGATAAAGCAATTGAGAAAGTTATAATGATTGCAAAAAATGAGATTGGATACTTAGAGAAAAAAAGCAACAATCAACTGGACGACAAAACCGCAAATGCAGGATCGGCCAATTACACAAAATATTGGCGCGACGTTTACCCAGGATACCAGGGACAGGCATGGTGCGCCTGCTTTGTGAGCTGGTGCTTTATGAAAGCGTTCGGATTAGAGACTGCAAAGAAACTTCTAAAACATTGGCCATATGTATATTGCCCGACTTTAGGAAACCTTTTCACAAGGAACGCAAACCCAAAAGTAGGAGATATTGTGATCTTTTACCGCGGAGGAACTTTTACACACACGGGAATCGTTACAGCAGTAATCGGAGACAGATTCTATACAATCGAGGGCAATACGTCCGGAGCATCTGAAATCGTAGCCAACGGCGGAGGAGTATGCGCGAAAAGCTACCTGAACAGTAAGCTCCCTGGAACAAAATTCTGTACACCAGATTACAGTATTGTTAATGGAGAGACAAGCAACACAAAAGAAAATAGTAACACAGTAACAGGAGGTAAATACATGTTTGAACCGGAAACAGTACAGTTAGGAAGCGCAGGAACATCCGTATTGCTTTTGCAGGAAATTCTTGTTGCAAGAGGATTTAAAGGAAGAAACAGCAAAGTTCTTGACCTTGACAGAGAAGCTGGGGACAATACTATTTATGCTCTTAAAGCATACCAGAAATCAAGAAACGGAGCCTTGGAAGTAGATGGAGTATGCGGACCGGCAACATGGAAAGATCTTATTGCTATCTGATTTAATAAAATAGTGTTATAAATTAGTAGTAGTAACTGATAGCAACCCACAGATAACCCAGATAGAGAAGACGATCGGCTGCAGCCGCTTTCTCTATAACCGGATGCTTGCGGATAAGATCCGTCATTATCAGGAAGAAAAAAAGATGCTGAAAAATACGCCGGC